AAAAAATAACTTTATGATTCCCTATTAAAAAAAAAATGGCAAAAAAACCAAGTAAAACGACGGTAGCAAAGAGTAGTTACAATCTAGAAGATTTTAAAAAATCTCAAGGCATTCAAAAAACAATAAAAGATAAAGACTTATCATGGATACCATTATCAAAAGCGTGGCATGATGCTATTAAATTACCTGGCTTTGCTAGAGGATTTGTTAACTCAGTGAGGGGTTATTCAAATACTGGAAAATCAACTGCGTTTTATGAAGCAATTGCTGGCGCACAAAGAATTGGTGATTTACCAGTTATATTTGAAACAGAAGGTAACTTTAATTGGAAACACGCTAAAATGTGTGGTGTTGAGTTCCATGAAGATGTAGATGAGAGTACTGGTGAGATTACACATGGTGGTAGATTTATATTCATGGGTAATAAAGATTTATTAGAAAGGTATCAATTATATGACCACCAACATAGTAAAAAAGTTTCAAAACCAATGAGGTTTGAACCTGTTTTAGAAGATATTGCATTGTACATGACTGAATTATTGGATATGCAATCTGAAGGTTTATTAAAAGAGAATTTATGTTTCTTATGGGATTCAATCGGAACTTTAAATGGTTTTAAATCCGCAATATCTAAAACAACTAATAATATGTGGAATGCTGGCTCAATGAAAGTATTTCAAGCGATTGTTAATTTTAGAATTCCAACATCTAGAAGGGAAGATAGTGAATTTACTAACACATTTATTTGTGTACAAAAAATTTGGTATGATAGTATGAATATGAAAATCAAACACAGTTGTGGTGAATTCATGTTCTTTAACTCTAGGTTAATAGTGCATTTAGGTGGTATTATTTCACATGGTACTGCTAAATTAAAAGCTACGGCTTTAGGTAATGAATTTCAATATGGAACTGAATGTAAAATTAATTGTGAGAAAAACCACGTTAATGGTATTGAGAAGAAAGGTAAAATAGCTTCAACACCACATGGTTATTGGAATCCTGATGAGTTAGATGATTACAAAAAAGAGCATAGAGATTTTATACATGAGAATTTAAATGTTGAATATGGTGCTGATATATCGTATTCTACTGAAGAAGGTGAAAAGTCTGGTGAAGACTTTGGGGCCTAAATATTAACCCTTTAAATAAATAAAGGATATGGCTAAAAAGCCAAGAAAACATGGTGTTTCTAAGGAAACTAAAAACACCTTACTTGTTGATGGTAACGCACTATTTAAAATGGGGCTTTACGGTGCAAAAGATATGTTTACTAGGGATGGTGACCACATTGGTGGGCTATTTGTTTTCATTACCATCCTTAGAAAACTATTACAAGAAAACCTATACCATAGAGTGTTTGTATTTTGGGATGGTCAATTTAGTGGAAAAATGAGGTGGGAACTTTATTCTGACTACAAATCTGACCGTAATAAAGACTACATTAATGGTACACACCCAGTCGATATACAAGAAGTTACTGAAAAATTCTTAATTAGACAGTACTTAGAAGAATTCTGTGTGCGACAAATGATTGATAATACTAACTCTGGGGTAGAAGCTGATGACTTTATCGCTTATTATTGTAAAACTAAAGATAGTGATGAAAAAATTACTATTTGTACCACAGATAGGGATTTAGCTCAATTAATAGCTAAAGATGTTAGGATTTACTTTTGTGATAAAAAAATAAGAGATTATGTCACATTAGAAAATTACCAAACTTTCTTTAAGCATCATCAATCAAATAGTAAATTGATAAAAATTATAGGTGGTGATGGTAGTGATTGTATAAAAGGTATTGCTGGTGTTAAAGAACCGACTTTACTTAAATTGTTTCCAGACTTAACTAAAAGGGCGGTAACATTAAAAGAAATACTTGAATCAGCTAAAGAACAACAAGAGGAACGGCTTAAAGCTAAGAAGAAACCTCTCAAGTCACTGACTAATATTGTTGAGTCTAACACTGATGGAGTACAAGGTAAAGAAATTTACAAAATAAATGAGATAATAATTGATTTAAGTAATCCACTTATCGATGAAAAAAATAGATTGTTACTCGAATATAATAAAAAGCCAATGGGTGATATTGAAGAAAGGGGTATCAAGAATGCTTATACATATATGAAACGAGATGGTATGGATAAACAAATTGAATCTTTTAGTACAAATTACTTATTACCGTTCAAAAAATTAATAGAAAGAGAACGTAAGCAAACAAATTTAATAAACAGTTAAAATTATGATTAGAAAAACCGAGAACGTAAGACCATTTGAGTTTTCATTGAGAATTAACAACCACATCATTTGTCAAAGATTTTTTAATATTAAAAATTATAACAATGATTGTAGAGAATCGTATGAGTTAAAAGAAATGCTTGATGAAATTATGGGTACTAACCAACAATTAAAGTTGGGGTTAATTCCTGAGTACTTCAAATACAGATGTGTTGCAAATTCACACAAACCTTATCACTTACAAAATAATACTTTGTCTGATAAAAAGGTTATTTTTAGTTTAGAAATATCTAAAAATAACGTTAATAAATTAAGAGAAGGGGGTAACAACTTTAATATCGAAGATTTAGAAAAAGAGGTTATTTGTGTTGGTAGCTTCGATGGTAACTTATTTCACCCTAATGTGAGGTATGATGTGGATATTAGAAGTATTATACCAGATATAATTAAAGTGATATCAAAATATATGAGTTTTAAAAACAACACCAATACATTTGGTGACGTTAAATTGACTAGGTTAAATAAGTTAACCCAAGATGAATTAGAGAAAACATATCAAAATTAATAATAATATGAGTGAAGATAAAGATAGTTCTGGATTTGGATTTTTAGGTATTCCATATCAACAAAGATTGTTAGCTCAGTTAATTAATGACCATAGATTTGCTTCAAATATCTTAAGTATAGTAGACCCAAACTACTTTACTGATATGTATTTGAGAATGATTGCAAAAGTAATTGTTGACGCATATGAAGTTGATGAGGTTGTACCAGATAAGGACAGCCTTATGTTTAGGTTAAATGCTAGAGAAGATAATGAAACTATTAAATTATTTTTAAAAGCCACATTAGAAAAAATAACTGATGGTGATTTAAACGATTCTGATTTTGTCCAAAATATGGCAATGAAGTTTTGTAAGCAACAAGAGTTAAAAAAATCAGTGTCTGATATTCAAAATATAATCGATAAGGGTGATTTAGATAGTTACGATGAATGTGAGGAAATACTAAAAAAGGCGTTGGAAATTGGTAGTAATAAAGATGCTGGTATTGATGTGTTTTATGATATTGAAGATGTATTAAGTGAAAATTTTAGAAATCCAATACCAACAGGTATAAGTGGTTTAGACGATAAGATGGGTGGTGGTTTATCTAAGGGTGAATTAGGGGTTATATTAGCACCATTTGGGGTTGGTAAAACAACTATGATAACTAAATTAGCTAACGAAGCTTATACACATGGACATAATGTATTACAAATATTTTTCGAGGACATACCTAAAGTAATTCAACGAAAACATTTATCATGTTGGACTAAAATCCCATTAAATGATTTATCAATTGGGGTTAATCGACCAATGATTGATGCGGCTATGATTAAACATAATGATGGTAAGGGGTATTTGGAATTAAAGAAGTTTTCTAGTGATGGTACAACAATACCAATGATTAAGAATTATGTTAGAAAATTAGCGGCTTCTGGTAGAAAACCTGATATTATATTACTTGATTACATTGATTGTGTTACTTCTAACAAAACATTTAACGCTGCATATGAATCTGAAGGTCCAATAATGAGACAATTTGAGTCGTTATTATCGGAATTTGATATGGTTGGTTGGACAGCAATACAAGGTAATAGAAGTTCTATAGGTGCTGATACTGTTGATTCAACAATGATTGGTGGGTCAATTAAAAAAGGTCAAATAGGCCATTTTATAGTGTCAATAGCAAAAGATTTAGACCAAAAAGAGACTGGTAGGGCTAATATGGCTATATTAAAATCTAGATTTGGTGTTGATGGTATCATTTTTAGTGATATTGAATTTGATAACGCTAGAATTCAAATTTCAATTGATAATGGTAACGTTATGAAAGCGTCTGAAATGGATGATTATAAACAAGCTAAAGGTACTGAAAGAGTTGGTGATTTACTTACTCAGTTTGATAATGACAAAAAAGCTAAATTAAAGGCTGAATTAATCGATTTAGAAAATAAAAAATAAAATTAACAAAATAAAAATAGATATTATATTATGAGCAAGTATTTAAATATAGATAATGGTGATAGAGACACTAAATTTCCAATAATTCACTCAGAGCTTTGGGCGTTTTATAAAAAACAACAAAGTAAAATATGGACGGCTGATGAATTAGATTTATCTAAAGACACGTTAGAAGGTATTCCAGAAGGTGAAGTTGTTATATTAAAGAATTTATTAGCATTTTTTGGTGTATCAGATACATTAGTGCAAGATAATTTAGCTGATGAAATAGTTTCAGAATTTTCTTCTATTGAAGAAATTAAATCTAATTATGTTTACCAAGCATATATTGAAGATGTGCATAGTGAGACTTATTCATTATTGATTGAGCAATTGATTAATAACGAAGAAGAGAAACAAGCTATGTTTAAAGCTATTCAAACTAATCCAATTGTAACCGCAAAGGTTAAGTGGGCCAAAAAATGGTTAGAAAATGGTTCTATAATACATAGAGTTGTCGCATTTTCATTATTAGAGGGTATGGGGTTTTCCAGTACTTTTGCAGTTCTTATGTTCTTTAGATTACAATACCCTCAATTAGCTGGATTAGGTCAAGCAAATGAACTGATTTTATCAGATGAGGTATTGCATATGCATTTTGGGATAAAGATGCATAATGATTATATCAAAAAAGAATATAGGTTACCATCATCTGAAATTAAAGAAATGATTTTAGATTGTTACGAAACTGAGAAGCTTTTCGTTGAGTCAATTTATGGCGGTAGTTATGTGTTAGGTTTACCTAAGGATGGGTTAATTCAATACATACAATACGTTACTGATAGCTTATTAATGTATTATAACATTGAAAGCGTCTTTAAAGTAGAGCAACCATTCGATTTCATGGCTTCATTTTCAATTGTTGAAAGACAAAACTTTTTCGAAACTAAAGGTGGTGAATATAATAGATTAACCAATATTGGTGGTTCATTAACCACTGATGACTTTTAAAAAAAAAATAAATGAAGATTATCAAAAAAGATGGCTCTAGCCAGAATTTTAACCCTAACAAGGTATTAACTAGAATTAAAAGAACTGCAAAGAGTTCAAACCTAAAAATTGATAGCGATAGATTATCCCAAAAGGTAATCCCTCAAATTCAAGATGGTATGAGTACTGACGATATCGATAATTTAGTTGTTATCGAATCGTTAGGTTCAGTTTCATTACATCCAGATTATTCAATGTTAGCTTCAGCTATTGAGATAGACATTACACAAAAAAATCATAATTATAGAGATTTTGATTTTGAATTGGATTATAGCCGTGATTATACCTTTGACTATTTAGCTTGGGCCACATTTAAAAAATCATACAGAAATGGTGATGAATTACCTCAAGAAATGTATGCTAGAATTGCTACTTCATTATCGGAAGATAAAATAAATGTAGCCCCTAGTTATACAACTGATAAGTTTATGTATGAAATGCTTTCTACTAAACAAATGAACTTCGCCACACCAATTAATTTAACAGCTGGTACTGGTGCTAAAAACAATCGTTTTATTTCATGTGATATTAATTTTCTTATTGAAGATAGCCTTGAAGGGATTATTGATACGTTAGGTGAATTAGCTAAATCATCTAAAGATGGTTCGGGCATTGGAGTTTACATTGGGAATCTTAGAAGTTCTAAAAGTAGAGTAGGGGATTTCAATGGTAATGCAGCTGGAATACCAAGGTTTTCAGATTTAGCACAAGGTATCGCTAGATTCTTCAATCAAAGGGGTAGGAGAAACGGTGCATTCGCTTTATACGCACCAACATGGCACAAAGATATTATCTCACATTTAGAGTTGAGATTGAATGAAGGTGATGAAAGGTTAAGAACTAGAGATATTTTTACTGGAGTGTGTGTAGATGATGTATTTATGGAGGCTCTAACGAAGGATAAAGATTATTACTTGTTCTGCCCTAATGATATACTTAAAGCTGGTTTAAAACCATTCCATGACTGTTCTCCAGATGAATTTAAGGTAGAATATCAGAAAGCGATTGATTTAGGTATAGGTGAAAAAATTGACCCAAGAGCGATTTGGAATAAAATCTTATTATCTTGTGCGTCTACGGGAACACCATATATCATATTTAATGATAATATTAATAGAAAAAACATGCAAGAGCATTTTGGTCCTATTAAAAGTTCTAACTTATGTGCTGAAACTATACTATATGCTGATAAAGATGAGGTTGGTCAATGTGCTTTAGGTTCTATACCATTAAAAACTTGTACTAACATTAGACTTGCGGCTAAAACATTATCATATGCAATTAATAAAGTTATTGATACGAATGTTTACTCTACAGAAAGAGCTGAAAGAGGTGGTTTAGGGCAAAGAACTATCGGTATTGGTGTTGCTGGGTTAGCGGAGTACTTATACTCAAGAGGATTAAATTTTGAGTGTGAAGAAGGTAAGGAAGCGTTTAAACATGTTATGAGAGAAATTTACTTGGGTGCCGTTGAAGGTTCACAAGATTATTACGAGGTACATAATGTAACTTTCAGGGATTATAATAATTCATTATATGCTAAAGGTGTGTTTAACCCACAGAAATGGGGAATTCATGAATCTGAAATTGATATGAGTAGACCAGTTTCAAATAGTTTATTTACAGCATTAATGCCAACAGCATCATCATCTAACCTTTTAAGTTGTACGGAAATGTTTGAAGTCCCAACTGGAATGGTGTATAGAAGAAAATTAGATAAAGGTGAATTCATAGTAGTTCAGCGTAATTTAGTTGAGGATTTAGAAGAATTAGGTCTTTGGAATGATGTTATGGCTGAGAAAATAGTCACAGCTGGTGGTACAATTCAAGGGATTTATGAAATCCCAGAAAAATATAGAGATAAATATAAAACAGCTTTTGAAGTATCTCAAAAAGAGAGAATAACTATGATTAATAGAGCATTCCCTTATATTGACCAATCAACTTCATTGAATTTATATTACCCTGATGGTGATTTCACTAAAATGTCTTCAGCTTTAATATATGGTTGGACAATTGGTAATAAAACTGGTTCTTATTATACAAGAATTAAGAAAAAAGATGCTGAAACAACAGCAGATTTGTTTAAGAGAAAAGAAGTTATAGCACCGAGTAAACCAGATGATTCAGAATTTGACTGTTTTGGTTGTTCAGCATAACATACTACTTATTACTTCATGTTAAGATTAAGAGGTTGAGCATTCGTGCTTATACCTCTTTTTTTTGTTCAAAACTTTACTTTAAGATATTTATTATTAAATAATAACATGGCTAATAAGAGTATTAACATAAATTTCCCATTTAGAGATAGCCCTAAAGGTTTTTTCTTAGATTTAAATACGGTTGATAGTAAAGCAATAAAAGCTGACTTATTACACTTAATTTTAACCAATAAAGGTGAACGTTTATATTTACCAGATTTTGGTACGAACCTTAGAAAATACTTATTTGACCCTTATGATGGGATTACAGAAAATGAGATAAAAAGTGAAATATCCGATGCTATTAAAAAATATATTCCAAATTTAAAGGTAAATTCGATTACTTTTGATGAGGCACCTCAAAGTCAATACGGTGTAGTTGTTAGATTAGACTATACTATCACTGAAGATGTCTTCGAAACTAAAGATTTTATAATAATAAACCTTTAAACTTTATTTTCCTAACTTTTTTATTATCTTATATTTATAATAAAAAGATTTATACAATGGGAAAAGGTATTGCATATTCAAGTAGAAACTTTGCTGATGTAAGAACGGAACTAATAGATTTCGTAAAACAATATTATCCAGATATCTTATCGGATTTTAACGATGCCTCTATTGGTATGTTATTAATTGAGTTAAATGCTGCGGTAAGTGATATGCTTTCGGTAAACACCGATAGAATGTTTCAAGAAACGCAAATTGACTACGCTCAACAAAGAAGTTCTATATTATCAATGGCTAGGACATTTGGACTTAAAATACCAGCTAAAAGACCTTCAATTAGTATTGTAGACTTTTCAGTTACAGTGCCAGTTTTTGGTGACTCATTCGATGTTCGATACGCTCCAATTATTAGAGTTGGTGCACAAGTAGGTGGCGGTGGAAAGGTTTTTGAAACAGTAGATGACGTTGACTTCTCTAGTCCATTTACAACTGGAGGTTTACCTAATAGACTTATAATACCAAATTTAGACAGCAATAATAATATAATCAATTATACTTTAACTAAAAGGGAAATCGTTTTAAACGGTGTAACTAAAACATTTAAAAAAACAATATCATCCGCTGATGTAATTCCATTTTATGAAATAGTGTTACCAGATAATGATGTTCTATCTATTAGTTCAATCATTACTAAAAATGGTACTAATTATACAACTGAACCAACTATCGATGAATTTCTTAATTTTGATAATAGATGGTTTGAAGTTGACGCTTTAGCTGAAGATACAAAATTTATTGAAGATGTTAACGCAGTTTCAGATAATTCAGGTGTAAACCCAGGTAAATGGGTTAGAATATCAAGGAAGTTTATTAAAGAATATACTGATAATGGGTTTATTAAACTAATTTTTGGTGGTGGAACTAACGATGTAACTTCATTAGAAGAATTTAACGTTGATAATTCATTAACTGATAGAATTGGTGATTTTATAAATAACCTATCTTTAGGGGAAACACTTAAATCTAATACAACCCTATTCATACAATATAGAGTTGGTGGTGGTGCTAACACAAATTTAGGTTCTAACACTATTAATACAACTAGTTTGATTAATATGTTTGTTAATGGCCCTGTTGACTCAAATAATAAATCAGTTAGACAATCACTGGCGGTAAATAACCCAGTACCAGCTTTAGGTGGTAGGGATGAACCTTCAATAGAAGAAGTTAGAAATTTAGTGAGGTATAATTTTGCATCACAAAATAGGGCTGTTACAATTAAAGATTATCAAGCTAGAATTAGTCTAATGCCAGGTGAATTTGGGGTTCCATTTAGAAGTGGTGTGTTTGAAGAACAAAATAAAATATTGATTTATATATTAGGGTTAGACTCTAATAGTAGGTTAACTAACTCATCAACAAGTACATTAAAAACTAATATATCTAATTATTTAGCTGATTATAGAATGTTAAATGATTACGTGGTAATTGCTGATGGTCAAATAGTAAATTTAGCTTTTGAATTTGATTTGTTGGTGGAAAAAGATTACCCACAATCTCAAATTATATCTAATGTGATATCAAGAGTTAAAGAATTCGTAGACATTAATAAGCGTCATATGGGTGAAAATATATATTTGGGTCAATTAATAGAAAATGTAAATAATGTTGGTGGTGTAACTAACGTAATTGATATTAGAGTTTTTAATAAAGTCGGTGAAGGTAAATATTCGATGAATGAGGTTGAACAACCTTATGAAGATGAAGCAACAAAACAAATTAGAATTTCAGATGAATATACTTTATTCGGAAATCCTAAGAGTATGTTTGAAGTTCGTTTCCCAGAGAAGGACATCACTGTTAGAGTAAAATAAAAAATATGGGTTGTGGATGTAAAGGTGATAAAAAATCACCAAATTTAGTAAACGAAGAAACTGGTGAATTAAACATAAAAGGTAAATTACTTAAAATACCTATGGCATTCGCTTTGACTTTATTAATGATTATTTTATCACCATTTTTGGTGGTATTAGTGTGGTGGATAGCAATCAAATCAATCTTTGGTAGCAATTCAGATATAGTTAATTTAGTTTTAAGTAACTTTAAGAAAAAAATGGTCGTTGATAAAAATAATGAACCAAACATAGAAGAACTTGATTTTAATGAAGACGATTATGAAATCGTAGGTGTAGATATAATAAAATAATGTCAAATAATATAAGAATACGTACTAACCCTAACGGTGGTGATACCCATTTAAAAGTTCAATTAAATCAAGATTTTGATTTTCTTGAAATTTTATCTTTAAAGATATCGCAAGAGGATGTATATCGTAGTTTTTATTCAGATTATGGTGTTGTCGTTGGTAGAGTTATAATGAATAGTGGTGTTGGAGTTCCCAACGCTAGGATTTCTGTTTTCATACCCTTAACTGATGAAGATGCTGAAAACTCTGAACTTAAAAGTATTTACCCATACCAAGATTTACAAGATTTAAACTCAGATGGTGTAAGGTATAATACATTACCTAAAGATGCCCAAGGTGTGTGTCATGCACCAATAGGTACTTTCCCAACCAAAAGAGAGTTAGTGGATAACGAATCTCTTTTAGAAGTTTTTGAAAAATACTATAAATATACAACAACTACAAACGGTGCTGGTGATTTTATGTTATTTGGTGTGCCAGTTGGTAATCACACATTAAACATTGACGTTGATTTATCTGACATTGGTATTTTCTCACAAAGACCGTATGATTTTATAGAACAAGGTAATCCAAAAAAATTATTTGAATCTCCAACTAAATTTAAAACCAACACAAATCTAAATAATCTTACACAAGTAAAAAATAGACAAGTTGGTGTTAATGTCATCCCATTTTGGGGTGAGAATAACGCTAGTGAAGTAGGTATATCTAGAATTGATGTTGATTTAAATTATAATATAACACCCAATGCAATTTTCATTGGCTCAATATTCGGTGATAACGAAAAAAATAGTGTAAATAAAAACTGTAGACCTAGAAAAAAAATGGGTAAAGTTTGTGAGATGGGAGAAGGTGAGGGTTCTATTCAAATGCTAAGAAAAACTTTATATGGGGGAAATGAAAGGTATGATGTTGAAGGTGGTAGAGTTATAACTGATAAAGGAACTTGGGCTTATCAAATACCAATGAATTTAGATTACGTCGTTACAGATGAATTTGGTAACCTAAGCCCTACGGATGACCCAACTAAGGGGATACCAACTAGAACTAATGTTAGGTTTAAAGTAAATTTAGACCAAACTGGTGGTGAAAGTAGATTAAGGAGTAGAGCCAATTATCTAATACCACATAATCCAGAAAATAATAGTGAAGTTGATTATAGTTTTGATGAAAGTACACCTGATATTCATTTTAGAGAATTATATTGGAATAAAATTTATACAGTTAGAAATCACATTGCTAGATTTCAAAAAAGTGTTGGTGTCGAGAATAGAAATTTTATTGGGTTTAAGGATGTTGATGATTGTGTAGGGGTTAAAACACCGTTACCATTTAATAAAATGGACACTGATTTTAATCCATTATATGTGGTAGTATGTGTAATAGTGTCAATAATATTAGAAATCATTGAACTTTTAAATGGTATAATTAAACTTAAGATTTTTATAGTAGGGAGAGTTTGTAAATTTTTAAACATTGGATGTGTATCAATCAATTGTAATGGTCTTCCATATTCCCCTGGATGTAGTAGTAAATGTGGTAATTCAGGCAACAATAATACAGGTGATGCATTAGATTGTTTTCAAATAGCATTAGCTACTGCTTTAAATATTTTTAAATTTGATTTTTATAATGAATGGTTAAATGGGTCATTATATTCATTTTTATTTAAATATAAAAAACTTAAAAATTCAGACCCAAAATTTTGTGGTGATGGTAATGGGGATAATAATAATCACATTTTAAATACAAATGCACCAGGTAGTGACACAAAAACTCCAGAACAATCAGAAATAGAAGAAGGGGTGATTGCTAGTTATGAAGGTGAGTTATTTTATAAACCCTTAACCGAAAAGGGTCATAAATTTTATAGTACTGATTTATATAATTTAGGTGCAGTATTTCCGTGTGATTGGCAAGAAAAGCCTAAGATTCAAACTGAATTGATTGGCACAACTTATCAAATACCACCATTAACAAAAGATGGTGATAAAATAAAAGAAAATGATGTCACACCAATTGACGGTTTATTATTTGATTTAAATTGTCTTAAAGCTAATGCTGGTCGAACGCAATCTACAAGTATTCGAAGAATTTGTGAAATTGGTGTTGGGTTAGATGAATATCAAATTAACGACCCAAATGATGATAGTGATGATATACCAAACAATAGGGAAATTGATAATGATGACATTGATAACACACTATTAAGAAGTAATTTAATTAAATTAAATGACGTTAATTATTATAATTTTAGTGTAGATAATATTGATTCAAATTTTAAGGATGGGCCTGAATATGAAACTTATAGGGGTAAAAAAGTTGTTGCTGGTATAACACAATTTTTCGGTAATTCATTTTATTTCTATTTTGGTACACAACCAAATAATGGTGCAATTGAATTAATGAATTCAAAGTATTTTACATCGTGTAGTAAAATAATTAAAAACGATATAATAATTACAGGTAATATAACTGGTGATACTAATAGTAGTATTGATATTAATAACGGTAGTATTGAGGTGATTGTTAATGGTGGTACCCCAGAATATTTTTATGAATGGTATGACAGTAATAATAATATTTTACCAAATGGAAGTGGTATTGGTGTTAATGTAGTTACTGGTTTAGCTGGTGGAAGTTATTATGTTATTGTGACTGATAAATGTGATGAATTAAGTAGCACGAGAGATGAATGTGAGGGTAAACAAATTAAAAAAACGTTTGTAGTAAATGGTTTACTAGAATTATCGGTTGATGTATCTACTATTAATGCTACTAGTTCATCTAGTTTAGATGGGGGAATGATATTCAATGTAATTGAGGGAGGTGTGTCACCATATGAGGTTTCAATTATAGGTCGAAGTCCAATTGTATTTAATGAGACATTTAATGACATTGTATATTCATTAAATGTTGGTGAATTAGGTGTTGGTTTATATGATGTTGTTGTTAAAGATAGCAACATACCAATTGATGATAAATCACTTGTGGTGGAAATTACAGTACCAAGTACATTAGAGATAATTAATTTTAACCCCACAAACACTAGTTGTTATGATTTTGATGATGGTTCAATTATATTCCAAGTTATAGGTGGTACTCCAGAATATAACATTATTTTAAAGGATGGTAATGGTATAAATTACTCAGTAAATGAAAGTGCTAATAACACATATAAATACAATGATTTACCAAGTAATACTTATTCATTAAGTATTGTGGACACACTTAGTCAAACTTTTGACAAAACAATAACCTTGACTAAACCTAATGAATTAGTGTTATCAGCAATTAATCTAAAATATGGGGATTACAAATATACATGTACAAATACATTATCGGGTGTTCAATACAACTTAGAAGATGACTTAAGTGTCACGGTAGATACGTTTGTCGGTGGTGGTACCATTATTAGGACCATAACCACAGCCAACATGTCGGGATATCAAGTTGTTAGTGAATTTGGTTGTGGAAGTAATATTTTATAATAATGATGGATAAAAGAAAATATAGGTTAAATAATGCATCATCACAAATAGCTGTGAATGAGGATACCTTTGATAAAATTAATATTGAATCAAATAGTAGGCTTTTACCAGTTGGTGAAACGAATAAAATTATTAATCTAGGTGAGCAATTTAATAAAGAGCGACAAGATTCAAAATATTATAGAATTACAGGTGCATTCAATACACTATTTAATAATGTATTATTTAATATGAATGGTAAAAATAGTTGGTCATCGTTTAACCAAAGCTCATTTAAAGACGGAAGTTTAAGTAATGACGAAGATTTAACATATGAAGAATCCATTACTAAACATTTAAAAGAAAATAATGGTTGGTTTGGTTATTTAGACCCAACACCCGCTAAATCTTCATTGTGTAGTTGGGTTGATATGGAACCTAATCGAAATTTATTTTCTTTAGCACCAAAGAATGGTGTTAAAAATTGGGAAATAACCATTTCATACCCATCTTATATAGATACGATAACTAAATCACCTGGTAATTCTAATCACGAAATAGTTAGGGGTGGGTTAATATTAATAAATGTTGTTGTTTCAGTTATTGGTAATAGAAATATGTTGACATTCACAACACCCGTTAAACATAATTTAAACCAAGGTGACGCTGTTGAAATAAATGGTTTGGAGATATTAGGTGACTCAGGGTCAATAAGCCCTTACAATGGTCAATACAGTGTAATTAGGTTAGGTAAAGATAATGGTGATGATAAAGATTATTATTTTAGTGTAGATATAGGTGAGTTAGTTGGTGTTAGCACTAAGTCAAGGATGGCAAAAGTAGTGAATGGTAAAAAATCGTTATACTACGTTAGAGTTTTTAAAAAAGTAACAGTAAAAGGTGGGAAAGAAATTGAAGATGACGATTATGAGGTACACCCACTTGCATTTAGCCAAACAATTTATGAAGATAAAGAATGTCAATTTGTTTTTAATGAAGATATTGATATTACTAACCTCGTTGATAACTTAGGTAGGCCATTAAGTGAATTATACTTAACTATCATTAAAACTGATAGCGATAATACCTTTACACCAGTTAAATCTGGCGTTAAAATGCCGCTATCAACTAATATTAGTAAAAGGGCGTTATCCAATATTAATAAAATAACGAATGATTCATTAAATAGTGATATTGAAATTGAAAGTAATGTTATAATAGATAATGATTTATTTTATGGTGATGTAGTAGAATATAATTTACTTGAATTTAAGGAAACGGTTTTAGGTGATGTATACCACACATTTAACACTATTGATAGAGAAAGTGATGGTGGTTCTGTAGCTGGTAAAGCTTTAGGTATAAGACATGAGGGGTATATGTATAAGCCACATCATAAAATAGAAATTAGAAAATATTCTAATTATGTTGAAGAAGGTTTATTCAATACATTAGATAGACCAAAATATTCAAAATATGTTGGAACTAGAGAAGGTGGTAGATATTTATGGAGGGATTTATTAGATATTGGGTTAAATGATACACAAGAAACGTATTTGGATTACCCATTTTTAAATGGGTCACATTATATAAATAAATGTATTAACTTACCATTATTTAGACAAGACCCATTCGGTTTTTATGGGTTAAAATGGAATTCGTATCCAGCGGATGCTTCAGGAACTCCTATGGAAGATAATACAATAATAAAAAATTCACAAGATGTCTGTTAATAAATTTAAAATAAGAATAGGTGATTTTGATAAGGATAATAATCTAAAAATTCCATTATCATTAGATTTTAGCTCTGCTGACCAATTAGAGGTAGTTAATAAGGAATTCATCTCTGTTGAAACTGAAAAGGCTATCAACCCAATTATTGATTATGATAAAGTCAGGTTCACGCCAATTAAAGCAAATCAAGTTGATTTAGTTAAAGATTTAAAAATTAATTTAAATTTCTTAAATAGTAGTGGGTCTTACAATAATATAACACATTATAGTGATATTGGTTTTACTGATGACGATATTAAATTCAAAAAGAATAAATTTTTAAATTCATTCTTAAAACTTAGTTTTTATGATTCAGATGCGCCAACAAATCAAAATTTAGTTTCAATAGTTACGATATTTTCTAAAGTCACACAAAGTGATGTAAAACCCTTATCAGTTGTAGGTGGTGGTTTACCAAATAACGCTAACAAATTTATTGTTAGGTATTTATTAAATAACCCAGTAACAACCCCAGAAGGTTTTGCGGAAGGGTTTTATTTATACCATTTTAAAAGTGATTTAGAAACACCTGATAATGGTATTAATTTATATATGAGAGCTGAATTTAATAATGCGGCTACAGGTAAAATAACAAAATTTATAACAACAAATGAGTTATTAAATATTAATTCATTGATTAAAAAGTTACATACAAAATATTTATTAACAAGGGATACTACTGGTTATTTTTATTCATTAGACCCATCATATAATAATGCAACTAATATAACTGAAACAGGGACTGGTGTGACATTAGATTTATTTGAAATAAGAGTTGAATAATGGAAATTATAAAAAGAAAAATATTAATCAATGATTTGGGTGAAAATATTTATTTTAAAATAAATATTTCTCAATCAATTGATAACATGGGTTTAATGACTGACATGCCATTTGATGGTAGTTGCATTACTCAATGTACTATTGGTTCAGACCCATTAATATTTATGAATGAGGGGATTAGTAGCGTTTGGTATAAACAAGGTGGTAAAGTAGTTTATGGTAGTGATTCTAAATTGAATCAACTAAAATCATACGATAAAAATGAAGTTTATAAATTAAATTTTAATATAAAAAGTGAGAGCTATGGAGATTTCCAATCACCATCAGTCAGGAATATTAATGGAGTTGACAAGGTGACTAAGATTGACGGTGATAACATTATTTATGTATTAAATGCAAAAAGAGACCTCACAATTGGTACTAGTCAACAATCTACTGGTATGTTATATGAAGATAACCCAGAAACGCCTTTAGATTTACCAAAGGAATTAGATAATGAAATAACAACAACTAGGGTTGAATATACTGGTGAAGGTTGGAATGAAACTAATACGTCATTAGAACCACAAATACAAGAAGATTATTTATTAGGTATCATTAGTGAACCAGAAGTGGAAACTGATGTATTTATAGATAGAAGCACCTTTAGTGTTTTAGATAAACATTTAAGATTATCTGAAATTGAAAGCCTAGACCATTTGACAAGATATGGTAATGGGTTTTATAATATTAATAGAAATTAAAAAATAATAATTATGGCAACTGGAAATTATGGGACTGTTAGACCAGCAGATGTATCGTTAGATGACGTTGAAGTGTTTTTACATTACACCCCATCTAGAAATGATATTGGTGATACAGTACTAACTAAATTAAATACTAAGGATGTTTTATCTCAAATAAACAACCCTAATAACCCTAACGCAATTGAGGTTTTTGGTGGTATGTATACGTTAACACTACCTAGCACACTTTTTAGTGAAAAGGGTATTTACACTTTATCAATTAAACCAGTTGAAATTAGGACTAAAATATTAGACTGTGGTGTGTTATCAGCAAAGTCAGATATTAAAGGTTTAATTTTTGATACAGCCTCAAATAACTTAAATAGTACGTATACATCTAGATTCCAAAATGGTGGTTTAGTGGGTTATAGAATAGAATATTTAAGTAATAATAATTCAGATGGTGATGTTAAAGTTAGAAATTTCTCAAGACTAATCACTTCAAACAATAGAGTTGATGTGGTAAATCAAAACTTAACTAATACTAATCAAAAAGCTGTTAGATATAATTTTAATGATAATTCAACATTAGTATTTGCAACAGTAACACCTAGTTCATCATCAAATGTAAAACCAAACGTTTTACCATTTATTGGTGAACCTAATCAAGACGTTATAATCACAAACACATTCTTTAATCCAATTCAAGTAGAAATAGAAATGGTTGAGCATGACATAGAAACGATTGCTTATGGGTTATATGGCCCACAAAGTAAATCAGTTGAAGATGGTATTTATACTAACTATACATTTGATAAAGAAATTTATAAACAATATAACTTATTTGAAATTAAGGACCAATTTACAGGTGAACCTTTATTTGAAGTAAGAGAACCTAGAACAAATATTGATTTTAGTAAAGGATTTGATGAAATAAGTGAAGTATAATGGCTAAAGTAAAAATAGTAGGTTATGCCAAAAAAGAGGTTTTTGGTAATGGTGTTGAATATAGAAATTTTTCACCAGATTTAGTAGGGAATCAATTCGCTAGTAATGAAGGTACACCTATTTTTACATCAGGTAATTTTAATATTACCACTAATTTAGATAGTAAAGTCGATAAAGAATTTGTAACCAATAAATTTACTGATTTCATTTCTTTAGATTCACTTAATTTAGATGAAACACTAGAAAGTGTTTTAACTAAGTACTCTAAAAATGCTAAACTTAATTTAGATTATACCGATGCGTTAACATACGCTTTTTTTGGTTCTTTTAGAGAATATATTAGAGTTTCATTAGAAAACATAATAATTAAGTGGCCAGCATCATTATATGTTAGAGAAATTAATGTTAACGACCCAGCACTAACGGGTAAAACAGTTGATAATTATGTTTATAGCTCATTAAATGATACTAGTACCTTCGAAATTTCAACGGATAGGATTGAAAACAACTTTGATATTAATTTTTTAAGTGGTGGTACAATAGAAAACACATTTAACGAAAGTAATGTATTACGTAACTTAACGTTAAACTACGCAAGTTTTGTGATATCAAATATTAATGGTGATTTTCAAGTAACTAATTTAATTGGTGCAGCATCATTAACAAATTCAACCCTTTACTTAACAGTTAAAGGTAATCCATTCCCAGACTATAGTTCAGATATAATTGATTATCATATTAAACCAAATAAAACTAAAATTGAGGGCTTTTTCTTTAATTTAAATGAATTTGAAAATAATTTATTAAATAGATTAACAATACCTGAATACACTAGTACTTTTACGGTATATAATGAGTCTGAAACGGGTAGTATTCTAGAAACGCAGAAGAAATTAACATGGCCAGTATCTGATGGGTATAACATAGATTTCAATTCATTAACATATATAAATTTTGTTAGTAAATTATTAGAAATAGCCGATGTTAATGACGATTCTAAATCTAATCTAATGGTTAGGTTTTTAGTGTCTAAATCTATTTCAGAATTTGATAGTATCCCAGATATTAATGGTACATATGTGGATGGTAATGGTCAAAAAATGACTAGCACTTTAAAAATATATGGAAGAGAATTTGATGAAATTAAAAAATACTCAGATGGTATTTCATTTGCGAATACTGTAACATATGATAAAAAGAATAACACCCCAGATATAGTATTAAAAAACTTAGCAAGGGTATTAGGGTGGGAGTTAACAACTTCTATATCCCAAATAGATGTGTTAGGTAATTTCTTATCATTAAATTCAAATTATTATGATGGTCACTCTAGGGGTTTAACAGACGCTGAAGCTGAAATTGAGTTATGGAGAAGAATAGTGTTAAATACACCTTGGATTTGGAAGTCTAAAGGAACTAGAAAAGCTATAGAATTTTTATTTAAATTTATTGGGGCACCAAGTGGTTTGGTTAGCTTTAATGAATATTTATATGTCGCTAAAACACCAGTAGATGTTGAGTTAACAACTCAAATGATGGAATATTTTAATGACACAACCGACCTTTCAAGTCTAAATTTAGACACTAACGGGTTTCCAAAGGTTTTACCAAATACCCCAGAAATGTATTTCCAAAAAGCTGGGTTATGGTATAGACAAACAGGTGGTGATAACCCAGATATTGACTTACTTGAGGGTAATAACCCACACATAGGCCCATACGATGGTGGACAAGCTTATATGGAGCAATTCACCAATTGTTTAATACCTAATTATAGTGGTAGTACTGGTGAGGTGTCTGACCTTGAAGAAAATGTTAATTTATTTACTAATTACGGTAATGGTACGTTTGATGAGTGTTGTGATTCAAGTGTTCTAGTTGTGTTAAATACTAACTACGATTTTCAAAGTATCGCAACAACAAATGTAAATAAAATATATGATAATTACTCAGTTACTGAAACTGGTTGTACAATAAATAATTCATGGTCAATTGTCGCAGCATTAACTGGTGAAACTTTTTATAATGAAGTGTTTTTCAATAGCACAGGTGATGTCCCACCATCAGAATCAGATTATGTAAATGCATTAAATCAGTTAAGTGGTACTACTAATTTAACAGGGTCTACATTCAATTATAGTAGCGTTGATAAAACATTCACAATAATAAGTGATAATGATAATTGTGATAGTGAGTTATTAGATACGTATATTAAAGTTGAAATTTGTGTAGATTCAACATATAACTGTATAGATGAATGTATTTCAGGTTTAACATCATTCATGGTAAGTACTTTAACAGATGATGCTTGTTCCCCAACAAATGCTTTACCACTAAATGTGACATATTACCATAATGGTGCTGGTACACATCCAACGGTAGGTGATACAGTTTACTCAAATATTTGTGGGTTAAACACTGTTTATCACCCTAGTGGGGATACTGTGTTTACTGATAATGGAATTGATTTTGCAATGCCTGAAGCTTGGTTACAAACCGACGCAAATGGTGTTATGGAAGAAATTATTTGTCCAGTAGTTGCGTGTACAGTTCAACTTGGTAGAGATTCACTTAATATAAATGGTGTTAGTTATGATAGATTCTTTTTGACTGGGTTAAATGAATTAAATTATGTGTCAATGAATTATCAAATAACGAATATGCAGTTATCGCCAAATAGTACGGCCAATCCATTTATAACAGATAGTTTAGGTCAGCAGATTAAACCAACAAACTTATCCCCATTAGTTAATTTAGTTAATATAATTAATGATACTACAAATGTATATGATTACACAGCGACCATTAACCCAAGGGGTAGTTATGACCCACTAATAGAGGGGTATAGTGTTGTGATTTCTGTAGTGTCTATGGATAAGGATTGTTTAATTAATACGAACTCAATAACTTTTCATTATGGTACAAACCGACTAATAGTTTAATATAATAAATGATATCAGGAACAACAAATACATGTCAAATTATAGATAATACACAATTTTATCTATCTGGGTTAACACAAACTAATACCGCATCAATTAATATACTTGGTAATGAAGGTTTAGATGTTTCAGAATGTTTTGGAATCTCAACTAATATTATCACTGTTGTAGGTGATAATGTAACATTAACTGGTGATTGTAATACTAGTTTAGAGATTCTAATAACTGAAGGTGTTGACACAACAGTGGAATGTCTTTATATTGACTATGATGAACAAACTTCAGGTTTAATTTTACTTACACTTAGCGGTGGTACAACAACGTTAAATGTACATCCAGAGTGTTGTTTAGCGTTAGGTTTTGAACCTGAAATTGGTGTCGATAATTATTATGTATGTAGGGCTAGGGAAGAATGTGACCCTAATGATTGTGATAATTATACACAAACTGGGGTATTCGAAGGTGAATATATGGTTTTTGATTCTAATTGTGGTGCTTCTACAACGATAGTGCCTAGTGAAGAATGTTGTTTCCGAGCTGGGTTAATTTTATCAAACAGTGGTATGCATTGTATTATAGACCCACCCGAAGTTGACCCATGTGATGGCTTAACTATTTTCTCTGAACCAGATTTTGGTGATATAATATTTATAGATGCGAGTACTGGTTCACAAACACCATTGGTACCAACAGCTGAATGTTGTAGTAGCAACGGATTTAGCTATGTAATTGATGGGAATAAGTATAGGTGTTATAAAACACAAATTCAAGAAGTTACAGTGTCTATAACTAATGATGAATGTTGTTTAGAAAGTGTTGTAGTCGTAGACCCAGACCCTACTGGACCTATTTATGAATACATTTGGGTAAAAGGTTGTGTTGGAACAACATATGCACTTTTTGATGGTGTTGTAAGAGTATTGATATCAGACAATTGGACAGCTAATGGATTTGGTTTTACAGGAAACGTAAGAAGTGAGTACGGTTCTACATTCTATATATTAACCATTGCTACAGAACAACAATGGGTTGATGGAGCTGGAGACATGTCTTCGGTCTGGGGTTCACTTAAAGAATTTGGCGCACCAACACAAATAGGGTGTGGGTAAAATAAAATAAATGAAATATGTGTGTAATTAATATAAATATAAATGCTTCAACCCAAGCTGGTACAACAATATCATCCGCTAGTGGACGATATAGGAGAAATGGTGAAACAACTTGGGTTAATTTCTCTATAACTAATATAAATGCAGCTAAAACACCCAATATTACAATACTTGGGCAATACGTGTTGGAAGTTAATGTAACTAATAACATAGGTAACACAAGTGGTTGGGCGAGTAGCACGTTTTCAGTTACAAATGATTGTGGTGTAGACCCAATAGACCCAGACCCAATAGACCCAATAGAACCAATAGAACCAACATCTGAAGAACCTTGTATTAGGTGGAAAATAGACCCATTCGAGTTACCACAAGGTGAAAGAATTGAAGTTGTTTACACTGCTTGTGATGGTTCAAGAGAGACGATTAGTGTTGGTGATAGTAGTACAGCATATTTTTGTGCGCAAGAAGTTGTAAGTGTGGATATGATAACTCAAACATGGACAGGTTCATGGACTAGTTGGACGTTCAGTAATCAATATGGTGTTGTTGAATCACTTCAAGAGAGGTGTGGTTTACTTGAAGTTGAACCAGATTCACCATTGGGTGAAGATGAGTTTGTTGAAATAGGTGAAAATGCTTGTAATTATGATGGTACATATCATTATTATGCATTATCACCATGTGATATACAATATAGTTTATTATTTGTTAAAAGTAGATATAAATTAACAGTTGGGCGAATTTATCAACCAGCTGGTAGTGGGTATGTTGGTAAACAAGGTGCTATAGCCTACGTAGATTGTAACCAACAAGGTATTATTCTAATAACATCAAATACTGAAGTGAGTTGTTAATAATTAATAATTAATATTTAATATAAATGGTAGTAACGAATTGTACTGATATAAATGGTAATGGATTAAACGAAATAAAGTTTAATGTCGATGGAACCGTTGTTGGAGTTTTAGACAATAATAACGGTGGTTTGGATAGTAATCTTAGTTATGATTGTTGTTTAGCCCAAGGCTATACATTTGACCCTAAGGATACTAAATGTTATTGGTCTACCACTTGTTTAAGTGGTGGGACATATAATATAGTTTTAGACCCAGAAGGCAACACAGGTGCATTTTTTCAAATAGATGAGGGTCAAGAGGATATATGTCATTTAGAAGTAAATTTAAAGTTTTTACTTAGGTTTGATTGTGAAATTTTAGTTAACACTGACTTTAGATTAAGGGAAACATTAGAAACCCTTAAATTAGAATTTAGTTTAGAAAAAGTTATTTATGATGATAACTTACCTATACCTAATAATTTAGAAAACGTAATAACCACTGACTTATTCAATGTTACTGATATCACCAACTTTTTTGATGGAAACACAAATACTGGAATTTTATTAAATGGTGATTGTGGTTTTATAGAAAATAATTTATTAACTGATTTACAACCAAATAGTGATATAATAACTGATTTATCATTAAATTCAGATTGGGTTACTTTTAAATTAGTTATAGATGACCCAACAATATTACAATCAATTTATAATGAAAGACTTAAATTATCTATAATAGGGAATAAGTTAATTAATTTTGCGATTTTAATTGATGATGTTCAATTAAATAGAGTTTGTGATGTTGAGAAACCACCAACATTTTTAGATAAGGAATGTCCTAAATTTGAGCTTAGTAGGTTTATAGATAATAAAAAATCTTGGGTTAGTAATGAGGAATATAATTTAAGGGATTTTGACTTAGAAAGGAGAGTTACTGGGTATCCAATTAATGATGAGAGATTATCAATAAATACCAAAGAAGTTGACTTAGCAATAAACCCAGCACAAGCAATTGAAGATGATGTATTAGCATTTGCAATAAATAACCCATGTATATTAGCACCAAAGTCTGGTTGTACTGATACATCACATTCTTGTGTTGATATATCTAAATTAATAACTACTGAAGATGCAGAAGGTATTGATTTTATAAATCAATTCATTGATGTTAAAAATAGAAAAACATTAAGTGCTTATCCAACAATCGATTTATTATACCATAGGTATTTAAATAGCCTTGAGCATTGTGGGGTTGATAGTAATGCATTAGATTTAGAGTCAATAAACATATTTGTAGATTTGATAGGTAGTTATTGGTCTGATTTAATAGAGCAAGTAGTCCCAGCGACAACGATATGGGGCTCTTCTTTAACAAATAGTGGTAATGTATTCGCTGGTGGTGGTGGAAGTGGTGTTAATAAGTTTGTATATAGAAAATATTCAGCACTATTATGTGACTCAATATATTACCCAGTTCAAAGCCCAGTTAAGGCTGAATCTGGCTCTGGAAAAACATCAACAGTTGATGTAGGTGTGTATACTGAAGATATAACTGAAGGTGATTCTAGCACTATCGGAGTTAAATTAACTCAAACCTGTAACTCACTAACAATCAAACAATTAAATTACGGTTCTGAATTTATAGGTACAATTTCAGTAATAGGTGTTGGTGAAGGGCCAACAACTGGTAGTACAATATCAATTACCGAAACAATTGATGAAGTTTGTGATACGTTTGAAGACTGCTAAAACAAATATATTTATTTGGTTTTAATTAATTTTTATATATTTATATAGAAAGGTATAAAATGAGTATAAAGTCTATTAAAGATAAAATCATAAATATTGCTGATGGAGGTAGAAATACCGCATCTGAAATTAGAGAAGTTTTAATTGATATGACTGAATCATTATCAGGTGGTACTGCAACTTTTTCAGGTACTACAGATTATGTTAATGAGGGGTCAAATAATTTATATTATACTGATGAAAGAGTTAATTCACTAATAAGTGGTATAACATCTAATACAGATAACTATCTAACTGGCACAACATTTAATACAAGTACTGGTGATTTAGAATTAAATCTTAAGTCAGGTTCAACAATTACCACTAACCTTGATGATAGATATTCATTAACAGGTCATACACATACTGAAAGTGATATAACTGACTTACAAGATTATGCGTTGAATAACGCATTAACTGGCCACACAAGTGATTCATCAATTCATTTTACAGAAGGTTCAATTTCAATAACAGAATCTCAAGTATCAGATTTACAAGATTATTCATTAACAGGACATACTCATACTGAAAGTGATATAACTGACTTACAAGATTATGCGTTGAATAACGCATTAACTGGTCATACAAACGATTCATCAATTCATTTTACTGAAGGTTCAATATCAATAACTGAATCTCAAGTATCAGATTTACAAGATTATTCATTAACAGGACATACTCATACTGAATATGTTGATACAACTGGAACTACATTAGCTAATCAATTAAGTATTTTCAGTGATGAAAAGACCATAACTGGTGACCCAGCTTTAAGTTGGTCTGGTGCTAGTAATACTCTATTAGTAAGTGGAAGTGTTAAAACTAATAATTTAACGTTTATTAGTGGTGAAACAATTAATTGGAATCCTGATTTCCATACAATAAATATACCAACTGGTTTAGGTCCAGTAGTACAAGTAGGTCAAGAATTTGTTTTTCTTGTTGAGAATAATACTGGTGTAGATATAGCAGATGGTAAAGTAGTTACCGTTGATGGTCTAAATGCCGTTCCAAATATAACATTGGCAAGAGCTGATGTCTATTCAAACTGTGATGGCTCACTCCTTGTAACAACTATGCTAATACCAGATGGTGAACAAGGTTTTGCATCATTAATAGGTAGGGTATCAGATATTGATATTGGTGGTATTCCACAAGGACAACCATTATATATATCAGCAACAGAATGGGGTGGTGTCACTAATATCAAACCAACATTTCCACACTACGTTATACCGTTAGGTAGTGTAGTAAGTGTGTCAGGAGGTTTAGCAACAATTAGCGTAAACTTTACGGGAACAATAGATGATACATTTAATAACTTTTGGAATGGAACTATTAGAGAATCATTTGACGTATTTACAACAGTTACGGGTTCAACTATTGAGCTTAACTTAGCTTCAAGTAATGGTGAACCTGATTTAACAATGATATTTTCTGATGGATTTGCTACGTTGACGGCAACACCACCAGCTACCGTTGTATTAACGGCTGGAACTAACTCCGTACCTCAAATGAATTATGTTTACATACCACAGGATACTAAACTTTTAACAGTTAGTTTAACTGGGTTTACGGAAACAGAACATATTGCTATTGCAAAATTATACATTCAAACAGCTGTTAAAACTGCGGATGAGGGTCCATTAATATTACAATCATTAAATGACCACATACAAAATACGACCTCAAATCAAGGACATTTATCGCATATTTCAAAAAGGTTAAGACAAGAAAGTGCTAAGTGGAATTTAGGTGTGTCTGCAACAAACGATGTAACATCTGAGTCTAACTTGATTTCAACCACTAGTGGTTCAGTGTACCAATTACATAAACATTATTTTCCAGCATTTGATATGTCAACGGGAAGCCATGTACATATTACCAATGATTTTATCACACCATTTAAAGAAGTGTTTAACTTATCTGGAGAAACTGTGGATTCGTTAGGTAATTCAATGGATGGAAGTGCATTTAGTTTTGTGTTATGGGGTTCAATTTCTGATGAAGGTAATTCTAGATTATTTATCAATTTACCTAATGGTACATATAATAAGAATGCACCCGATTTAGCTGTGCAAGACGCACAAAGTAAATCTAACTACTCAATTCCAACGGAATTTAATGGTTCTGGGTTTTTAATTGCTAGGTTTACATATGTACTTAATACGGGTAATCTTTGGTCATTATACAATTCTGAAGATTTAAGGGGTAATGCACCTGGTAGTTCTGGGGGTTCTGGTGGTAGTGAATTACCAGTAGATGTAACTACTGGACACTTATTGGTAGCAGATGGTGCCAAATGGAACTCAGTGCTTATGGCTGGTGACGCTTCAATAGGAGCAGATGGTACTGTAATAGTTAATGCGGGGTCCTCAGATAGTCTTTTCTTAACGGGTAAAGTAAATGAAGTTGGTGGGATTACTAAGGGTCGAGTTTTATATTTTAGTGGTGCGACAGGTGGACTTCCACAAGTATCCATTGCTGATAACACAGACTTTGTAAAGTCTAATACGATAGCGATTGCTGCTGAAACAAAGAGTAATGGTCAAAATATTACCGTTATAACAACTGGTCTTTTAGAAAATATGGATACAAGTGGATTCATAGAAGGTGCGGTTCTATATTTAAGTACGGGTGGTACGATGACAAACACACACCCAATTGGTGTTGATGCGGTTCAAAGAGTTGGAAAGGCTATAAAAATAAATGCTTCCACTGGTAGTATGTACGTTAATATTGATGAGTTAACAGTAATTAACAACCATCAGGGTACTGTTAGACACCAAGTAGTTAATGAAAACCCTAATATATTCGCATCAGCTGGTTATACAGTTGTTAATGATGAAAGACATAGAGCCTCTTTTAATATACTAGGTAGTGGTTGGGGTGCTGGTAATGAGCATTTAGGAATATACAACGAAGGATATGGTAAGACTATATTCACAGTTGATGGTAATTATGACTTTGAATGGTACACAGATGCAACTGATGCTCACAATTTTGCATCGACAGTTAAAATGACTTTGAGTGCCGCTGGAGATTTATTATTATCTAGTGGTAGTACAACAGCACAATCATTTATAACAAGTGGTGGTACAAGTGCTGACTTTGTTAAAGGTGATGGTACATTAGATTCAAACGCATATTCATTAACTGGACATACTCATACTGAATCAGATATAACTGATTTACAAGATTATGCTTTAAATAGTGATGTAACTAGCCACACTGGTGATACAAGTATTCACTTTACTAAAAATTCTATTAACCTTGATGATTTAGGTGCAACAGGACATACCCATAATTTATCTGAATTAAATGATGATGTCGGTTATTTGACTGGCGCAACAAATACAATTGATTTTAATACACATACTGGCGATACATCAATTCATTTTACTAAAGGTTCTATTAGCCTTGATGATTTAGGTGCAACAGGTCATACACATTCTGAAAGCGATATAACTGATTTACAAGATTATGCTTTAAATAGTAACCTTGATTCACATTCTGGCGACACATCAATACATTTTGAAATGTCTGCTATAACAATAACGGAATCACAAATATCTGATTTACAAGATTACAGCGTTACAGGGCATAATCATGATATATCTGAAATAACTGGATTCACAGATAATTCAACTAATTGGGATACAGCATACAATGATTCAATAACTGGAATGACGGTTACTGGTAGTGCAACTAAGACTATTACTCTTCAACAAAAAGATGGTAGTACCTTAACAGCTAATTTCACTGATAGTACAGGTGAATCAATCACTGGTGCAACCTTTAATCCATCAACTGGTGATTTAGACCTTACAACAAATTCAGGTTCAACAATACAAACTAATTTAGATGGTAGATATAGCCTTACAGGGCATACACATTCTCAATATACTTTAAACAGTGATTTTGAGACATATACTGGCGATACAAATGATAGTCTTACAGCTTTAACAGCTTCAGTATTATTAAAAAATGATAAGTCAACTTTTAATACACACACTGGCGATACATCAATTCATTTTACTAAAAACTCTATTGATTTAAGTGATTTAGCTACAACTGGTCATACACATACTGAAAGTGATATAACTGATTTACAAGATTATGCTTTAAATTCAGCGTTAACAGCACATACAAATGATGCGACTATCCATTTCACTCAAGCTAGTATTTCAATTACTGAGAGCCAAATATCTGATTTACAATCATATTCATTAACTGGTCATACACATACAGCTAGTGAAATAACTGATTTCCAATCAGCTATTAGTGGTAATACTGCCGTGTCTAATAATACCGCAAAAACTGGTATAACAGAAACACAAGCGACAGATATTTTAACAAATAATGCTAAAACTGGAATAACCTCATCTCAAAGTAACGCTATTATAGGAAATACAAGCGGTTTAGCAAGCCATACTGGTGATACAACTATTCACTTTACAAAGGGTAGTATTAATCTTGATGATTTAGGTTCATCAGCACACACACATAGTGAATATGTATTAGAATCTGATTTAGCTTCACATACTGGTGATACATCAGTTCACTTCACTCAAGGTAGTATTAGTATTACTGAAAGTCAAATATCTAACCTTCAAGATTACGCATTAAATACTAATTTAACAGGTCATACAAGTGATACGAACATACATTACACTAAAGGTAGTATAAATTTATCAGATTTAGCTACAACTGCACATACGCATAGTGATTACGCATTAGATAGCGCATTGAATAATCACACTGGTGATACAAGCATACATTTCACTGAAGGTTCAATTTCAATTACTGAATCTCAAATCTCAAACCTTGGAACTTATCAGATAACTTCTGAGAAAGGAAATGTAAATGGGTACGCTGAATTAGATGGTTCTGGGTTTGTTCCAGCGAGTCAATTACCAGCATATGTTAATGATGTACTAGAATACGCAAATTTGGCTTCATTCCCATTAACTGGTGAAACAGGTATTGTTTACATTGCGATAGATACCAATTTAACTTATAGATGGTCAGGTAGTATATATGTAAAAATTGGAAATGATTTAGCTTTAGGTGAAACTTCAGCCACAGCTTATAGAGGTGATAGAGGCAAAATTGCTTATGACCACTCATTGGATTCAAACATACATTACCCTCAAAGTGGTATCACAATAACTGAAAGTCAAATTTCTGATTTACAAAGTTATGCTTTAGATGGTAATTTTAATACACATACTGGTGATACATCAATTCATTTCACTAAAAACTCTATTGATTTAAGTGATTTAGCTTCAACTGGTCATACTCATACAGAATCAGAAATATCTGACTTACAAGATTATGCGTTAAATAGCGCATTAACTACACATACTGGTGATTCATCAATTCATTTTACTGAAGGAAGTATTTCAATTACTGAAAGTCAAATTTCTGATTTACAAGATTATGCGTTAAATAACGCATTAAGTACACATACTGGTGATACAAGTATACATTTCACTGAAGGTTCAATATCAATAACTGAATCTCAAGTATCTGATTTACAAGATTATGCGTTGAATAACGCATTAAATACACACACTGGAGATACATCAATTCATTTTACAGAAGGAAGTATTTCAATTACTGAAAGTCAAATTTCTGATTTACAAGATTATGCGTTAAATAACGCATTAAGTACACATACTGGTGATACAAGTATTCACTTTACAAAAGGTAGTATTAATCTTGATGATTTAGGTGCAACAGGACATACCCATAGTGAATACGCATTAGAATCTGGTTTAGCTTCACATACTGGTGATACAAGTATTCATTTTACTGAAGGTAGTATTTCAATAACTGAATCTCAAGTATCTGACTTACAAGATTATGCGTTGAATAACGCATTAAATACACACACTGGAGATACATCAATTCATTTTACTGAAGGTTCAATATCAATAACTGAATCACAAGTATCTGATTTACAAGATTATACATTAGATACTAATTTTAATACACATACTGGTGATACAAGTATTCATTTTACTGAAGGTAGTATTTCAATAACTGAAAGTCAAATTTCAGATTTACAAGATTATGCGTTGAATAACGCATTAAGTACACATACTGGTGATACAAGTATTCATTTTACTGAAGGTTCAATATCAATAACAGAAAGTCAAATTTCAGATTTAAAAAGTTATTCATTAATAAGTCATAATCATGATATATCTGAAATAACTGGATTCACAGATAATTCAACTAATTGGGATACAGCATACGATGACTCAATTACTGGGATAACTGTTACTGGTACGGTTTCTAAAACTATTACTCTTCAACAAAAAGATGGTAGTACCTTAACAGCTAATTTCACTGATAATGCAGGTGGTGGTTCAGGTGAATCAATCACTGGTGCAACATTTAATACAAGTACTGGTGATTTAGACCTTACAACAAATTCAGGTTCAACAATTACCACTAACCTTGACGATAGATATAGCCTTACAGGACATACTCATACTGAAAGTGATATAACTGATTTACAAGATTATGCGTTGAATAACGCATTAACTGGTCACACTGGAGATACAAGTATTCACTTTACTGAAGGTAGTATTTCAATAACTGAATCTCAAGTATCAGATTTACAAGATTATGCTTTAGATAGCGAATTCAATGCACATACTGGTGATACAAGTGTACATTTCACTGAAGGTAGTATTTCAATAACTGAATCTCAAGTATCTGACTTACAAGATTATGCGTTGAATAACGCATTAACTACACACACTGGAGATACAAGTATTCATTTTACTGAAGGTTCAATATCAATAACTGAATCACAAATATCTGATTTACAAGATTATGCGTTGAATAACGCATTAACTGGCCACACAAGTGATTCATCAATTCACTTTACTGAAGGTAGCATATCAATAACTGAATCTCAAGTATCAGATTTACAAGATTATGCATTAGATAGTGAATTTAATACACATACTGGAGATACAAGTGTTCATTTCACTAAAAATTCTATTGATTTAAGTGATTTAAGTTCAACAGGTCACACTCATACTGAAAGTGATATATCAGATTTAAAAGATTATGCATTAGATAGTGAATTTAATACACATACTGGTGATACATCAATCCATTTCACTAAAAATTCTATTGATTTAAGTGATTTAGGTTCGACAGGACATACCCATAATTTATCCGATTTAAATAATGACATTGGCTTTATAACTGGTGCGACAAGTACAGCTAATGATTATTTAACTGGTCACACATTTAATACAAGTACTGGTTTATTTGAAAGTACATTACAATCAGGTGGTACAGTAAGTGTTAATTTAGATGGTAGGTATTTAACTGGATATACGTCACCAGCTAATATCGCATATATTGATTCTGGAAATACTTTTTCAGTATCACAAAATTTTGTTGGGTTTAAAAGTCCAACTGGTGACATTGAAATGGCATCATCAAGTGATACAGTATTTATAGGTACCACAGCTGCTGGTGCGCACAGTGATTTTGTGAAAATGTCAATTCAAGTAAATGGTTCTAGTGACCAAGGTTTAGGAATATTTACACCATTGTCAACATCAGCAAACACTGGTAGAGCTATGCAATTTGGTGTGATTGGGAATACATACTCTAGAACGATGATTTATTCTAGTGGTGTGATTGGTTTCGGACCAGGTAATATTACTAGAGATGTTTTTATGGGTAGAAGTGCCGCTAATACAATTAGAATTGGTAGTATTTACGACACTTCAGGTACTGGGGATTTAATCGTAACTGGTAATATAACTGGTGCGACTATCGTAAAAGATGGTGGGTTAGCAACAGAATTCCTAAAAGCGGATGGAAGCGTTGATACGAATGTTTATTCATCAACGGGACATACTCATACCGAATCTGATATATCAGATTTACAAGATTATGCGTTAAACACTAATTTAACTACACATACTGGTGATACATCAATTCACTTTACTGAAGGTTCAATTTCAATAACTGAATCTCAAAT